CCAATATTAAAATAACTTGAATATGTACTTGTTAAAGTTGTTATAATTCCCGAATCAGTAAGACCCATAGTAGAATTACTACAAACATTAGGAGTTGCACTATTTCTAGTAAAAAAAATATTCCTATGTCCTACTGCATTAGCTGAAAAAGCTACAGTAGCAGAAAATGTAAAAATTCCCGGATTCACAATTGTGAATTGTCCGTTTGTCAAATTATAAGCCAAATTAACATTCGTTGAATCAGCCGTATCAAATATAACTGGTGTATCTAATTCATTTGTAATAGCAGTACTAGTAACAATATAATAAATTGCAGAACCTAATTCAGTAACAGTAAGACTGCCAGGAAATGGAGAACCATTAAGAGTACCACAATATAGTGCCAATGAATTTGGAGTAAGAATATTTTGTATGCTCATTAAATTTATATAATTAGCAAATATTTTATGTACAAATACCAAAATACCAAACATATACTGTGCCTGCGGCAAGAGCTAAATTATTTGCTATAGTAAAACTAGTACCTAGTGGATTAGAAATAAATGTTGTAGGAGCAGTTAGTGCAGTATTTGCATTACCAGGAAATAATAAAAATGCAACTGCTGAAGTTGGAATAGTATCAGATAAATTTATTTGAACAACATTTCCTGCTACTGGTGGTGTTGATACTGGTCCCGTAGTTAATGATATAAATCCACCTGTTTGACTAGCCGTTACAATAGCACTAGCTCCTGTACCAGCACCTGATAATAATGTTGCTGTTGCTATTCCTCCTCCAACAATATATCCATTATTAATTGAATCTCCATCTAATGTTATTCCATCGAATGTGGGCATACTTGTTGTTGCAATTGGTTGCGGAAGAGATAAAACATAAGTACCTCCACTACCTGTTACAATAACTTCATTAGGAGTACCTGTTAAAGATACTAATCCAGATGGTCCAGTTGATCCCGTTAAACCAATAGGACCTGTTAAACCAATAGGACCTGTTGATCCTGTAGAACCTGGAGGACCCGTAGAACCGAAAGGACCTGTTGAACCGGCAATTCCTGTAGGACCTATACTACCAGTGTGACCAAGTGGGCCAGTTACACCAGTAGGACCAATTGGACCCGTAGCTCCTAAACCTGTGGCTCCAGTTTGACCAAGTGGGCCAGTTACTCCAGTTGGACCGATAGGACCTGTTGCTCCTAAACCAGTAGCTCCAGTAGGACCGAGCGGACCTATAGATCCAGTTACACCGGTTTGACCAATAGGGCCAGTAGCACCCATTAAACCAATAGGACCAGTTGGACCAATGGGACCGGTTGGCCCTGGAGGTCCCGAACCTCCGATATCAGTAACATAATTTAATTGATTTTGCGAATTTAATGCTAATACATTCATTAATGTATTATCTTGAGTAATATTAGGTAAATTTATATTTTTAAAATAAGGTTCCAATTGATTTGGAACTAAAATATTTTGTATGCTCATAATTATATTAATAAATAAGATAATTATAAAAAAAAGTTTATTGCCGTATATTTTAGATAGTAAGTAATGTGACTATTTCATCATAATTTAAGTTTGTCTGATCAGAAATATATTTAAGTAATTCTTCATATTCATACAAAGATAAATCTCTGAATAATAATCTAACAACGCAATGTCGTCCACATGTTTTTATATCTTTACTATGTTGTTGAAATATAAATTCATTATAAGTTAATTTATAGCGGGAATCTATCATTAGTTGCGATAATATTGGAATATCTTGATGTGTTTCTTTTCTAAAATCTTGATTAATAAATTTCAAACTATCATCAGGAAATCCTCCATAAGGATTAAAGAATTCAACCGTATTCTCATTTAATTTAAATATACAAACCCAATGTCCATAATTCTTTCTTGCTTCAAATAATAATATACACGCTTTATGTGGTCCCATAACTTTATCTAAAGTATTATACTTATATAAATCTGGATAAACAACTATTTTTACTTTTCCATTTAATAATTTGAATATATCCTTATTTGATAATGCGATATCTTCGTACTTTCTCAAGTTCATTTCTAAGATTACACTAGAGTATATATTTTAGAATTATAAAATAAAACAACCGTGTTCATGCATTACATACATAGGATATTTTTTTGAAATAGTTATCCAACGAGAATCGATTTTTAATAAGTCATCTATTTGTTTATTACTAAGACCAAAATAAGTTTTCAAAGAATATCTTATTTGTTGTGAAGATCCAGATTTAGGAAAAATAGTTAATGCTTGCATCTCATTTAAAATTGTTCTAGCTACCTTCTTTTCATTAGGTATAACGAGATGATTAGTTATAATAATTGTTATATTAAGCTTCCTTCCAATTTCTAAAATATCTGCCATTAGCTTATCTATATTTTTTTTAAGTTTATCATTTTGTATTGTATTAACATCATCAAATAATAATATTGATCCTCCAACTAATTCCTTAGTTATATCAATTGGATTTTTTAATAATTCGTCATTAATAGGAACTTGAATTGGAGACATTCCTCTAAAAGCTGGATCATTTTGTGATTCAGTACGAGAAAATAAATAAAATGGTTTTTCTGGAAAGAATTTTAAATAAGGTTTAATTATATTTACAGCATATGATGTTTTTCCTGATCCAGATGGTCCTGCTATATAGGATACTGATCTCTCATTTATATCCAATCTTGGTTCTAATCTTCCATTCTCTATTTCATATTCTTTAAAATTTTCGTTTGATGACTCAGATTCAGAAGAAGATTCAGAAGAAGATTCTAAAGAAGATTCTGAAGAAGAATCAAAATAAGAATCAGAGTCTTTTCCTTTTTTTATTTTTTGTTCTTCAGAACTAATATATAATAATTTTCCATTATCTTTTCCTCCAAATACTCTTGCAATAGGTATTCCACTATTGAAATTAAACATTATTCTTAAAATATATAATTACTATAGATAATCATTTTTGAAAAAAAATTTGTATTCTAAAGTATAACTATTAAGCAGTTATGGAAATTAAAAATATACAAGAAAATATAAAAAATGGATATGCATTACATTTTTATGATACTGAAGAATTAAGATATATTGAAAAACCATTAGGAAAACAAATTTATAAACATTACTCAGAAAATGATGAAGAAATAGTATTAGAAGGAAAAAAAAAGAAACCTCATTGGAGAGATAGAGTAGAATGTAAAATATGTAAAGCAAGAGTAAGAAGATGTAATCTTAGTAGGCATAGAAAAACAAAATTTCATAAAATTTATCAGAATATGCAAGAAAAATTTCGATATTTTATTTTAGACGAAAATAAATTATAATTCCTCTTATATAGGTATATAAATGAGCTTAATTATCAAAGAAAATGACAATGTTTATTTAAATGTTGTTTTTGATCATTCTTTAGCTATGTTTACAACAAATCCTAATCTACCTCCTACAGGAGAAGGTAGTGAAATAGCTGATTATAATGTAACGAAAACATTACCTATTGTCGATAAAGCATCTGATTTTTATCTTTCAGTGATTAGATTTGATATTCCTCTAAATACAATTCCAATCTATATCCAAAAAATAATTCCTAATCAACCAGATCCAAATTTAACTCCATTAATTATTGGAATAAGTTATCTAGGAACTAATTACTCAGTATATTTAGAATATATTCCAAACTCACCTGGATTACCTACTCCAGTACAAAATCAGCCTATTCAAGTAATAACATCTTATTATTTTAATTATTCCTATCAAAATCTTATAGATATGTTTAATGTAGCTTTAGCTAAAGTATGGATATCTTCAGGACTATCCGCTACTAATCCTACAGTTTCAACTCCTTTTTTCTTTTTAGATTCTTCTACTCAATTAATTAATTTAGTGGTTGGAAATATTTTTGTTGTTACAAATCCTCCAATTATATATATTAATTATGCCTCTATAAATTATTTGGATGGTTTTCAATTTGGTATATTTGGAACAAATCAACCATATGGAAAAGATTTTTACTTTGTTTTAAATCAAGGTTTATCTCCTCCAGGAGTAATAGTTCCTCCACAACCATCTTTACCGCCAACTTTTGATAAATATTATACAAATCCTCTTTTACTTCAGCCTTCTCCACCAACTGCGGCAGTTCCATATTGGCAATATACACAAGATTTTTCAACTTTATCACTTTGGTCATCTCTCCGAAAAATTATTATTTCTTCAAATACAATACCTATTAATAATGAATTTATACCAACAGGTAATAATAGCACTAATCAAAGCGGAGTTGCTGCATCTTTTCCAATTATAAGTGATTTTGTTCCTATTATTGAATCAGGAGGACAATCAAGATCAATAGCTTATTATCTACCAACTGCTCAATATAGATTAGTAGATTTGATTTCTGATATGCCTGTTCAAAAAATAGATATAAAAGTATTTTGGGAAGATATTTATGGTAATTTATATCCTCTAGAAATATCAGTATTTCAACAAGCAAGTATAAAAATAGCTTTTCTAAGAAAAACTTTATATAAAAATTTTATTCCGAAAAGTCCTTCTGAATATAGTCCTGAAGTGTATAGATTACCACATCGTATAAATTATAAATATTAACTCTGATTAGCCGAAAGAAAAAATAAATAATTTTTTCTTTCGTTTATGTATAGTAAATGTCCTTATCATTTCAAAAGTTAGAAGCTGTAGAAGTTCGAGACCCTCGTACTATCTTAGAAAATCAAAGATATTTTGGTGTACTAAAATGCGGTCAAACTACTACATTAAAAGCGTGGACGAGTACATCGGTAAGCAATACATCAATCCAATTTTCAGTACCACCACCATCACCAGCAATAATAGTAGACAGGCGCATGTGGCTATATTTCCCAGTGAGGCTAACGTTTACTGGTATGGCATCAAGCGGCGCACCAATTTTACAACCAGGAAGGGATGCTCCAAGAGCTTTTCCTATTTCAGGATCAATTGATACATTACAAGCAACAATTAATAATCAATCAGTATCAATTAATTTAGCAGATGTTATTCATGCAATGAGTCATTATAATTTGGATGTTAAATTAAAAAATGGAGATTTCTCTACAACTCCAAATTATTCAGATCAATCACAACAATATTCTGATCTATTCGAATCAACAAGAAATCCATTAGCATTCTACGCAGATGGTATTGATGAAACTGTTATGCAAAGAGGTGGATTTTCATTCACTGTTGTTCAGAATCCTATTCAAAATATTTTACCAATAGCGCCAGTATTATTGACAGCTATTGTAGATGTATCATTTATGGAACCTATATATCTTCCACCTTTTGTAGTTGGACACAATACAAAATCTGGTTTTTTCAATGTGAATAGCATGGATTTTAATATTACATTAGTAGGAAATCCTGCATATAGAATGTGGTCACATGATAATAATGCAGGGACAAATGAAATTTTAAGTGGTACCATGGCATTTGGAGGAAATATTGGAGGTCCACAAACACAATTCGAGGCTGGACAGGTTCCTTTGATTCTTGCAACTTATATTACACCCCAAGAACAACAAATTTTATCACCGACAATGGCAATTTCTTACGATTACTATGATGTGCAACGATACCCGACAACGTTAGCAACCTTACCTGCTGGTGCATCTACTACAGTAAATAGTAACAACCTACAACTCGCGTCTATACCATCGCGGATGTTCATTTATGCGAGGAGATCAAATCAAGAATTAAATAATAGTTGTTCATTTACTGATACATTTATGTCAATTAGTAATCTTAGTATTCAATTTATGAATCAAAATGGTTTGCTTGCATCTGCAAATCCATTACAGTTATACGAAATGAGTCGTAAGAATGGATTAAATATGAGTTGGACACAATGGGGAGGTGAGCCAGTTTATCCAGCTGGTGTTATTCCTTCAGGTAGTGCAATCGTAGAACCATCTATTTATGGAATAGGAAGTATTATATGTGTCCAATTTGCATCAGATATTGGTCTATCTAGTTTAGATTGTCCTGGAAAATTAGTTAATCTTCAATTACAAGTTACAGCTACTGTAACAAATAATTCAAACACACAAATGGTTACTCCTTCATTTTATGTGGTTCCAATCTTGAGTGGTGTATTTACTATCGAGGGATTAGGTAGGGCAAGTATTAACGTAGGAGTAGTTACTTCTCAAGATATCTTAGATGCTAAGCAAAAACCATATTTGAATTATAAAGATTATGAAAATGCCCAATTTGGAGGTGATTTTTTCTCTTCTATTAAGGACTTTTTCTCTAATCATGTTTTGCCAGCATTAAAAGGTTTCGTAGAAAATAGAGGAATAAGTAAAACATTAGGAATGGTACCACATCCTTATGCTCAAGTAGGATCAAAAGTTGCCCGTGCATTAGGATTGGGAGAAGGAGAAGGAGCTTTGATTGGAGGAAAACAAATGAGTCATAATCAATTACAAAGACGATTAAGAAATTATTAAATTTTAATAAAATATATTTTTAATATATTTTATTAAAATTTAAATCCTTATTTTATTCGGAAATGCATCATAAGGAAGGGAAGGATTTCTATTAATAAATGGATAAACTAATCCAGATGATATTTTAATTTGACGTTCGGGTTCTTCTATGCCTTGATATAATAATTCATTTTGTCTTAATAATTCAGGATCAAGATATATTTCTTCTTCAGTTTGTTCTTCTTCAGTTGATTCTTCTTCAGTTGATTGTTTATTTTCTATATTAAAAAAATTTTCTAATTCTTCTTCAGTTGATCTTTCATTTTCTATATTAAAAAAATTTTCTAATTCTTCTTCAGTTGATTGTTCATTTTTTAATTCTTCATTTTCTAAATTAAAAAAATTAATCGGTTCTTCATTATCTATATATTTAAATACTTCATTTGCTTCATTAGGTAATAATTTTTCAAATATATCTGCTCTATTGTTAGGTAATTTTATTACAAGTCTTTCTATTTCATCTTGAGATCTTAATTCTTTTATAAAATTAATAATTATATCAATATCTCTATCAGTGCGAGTAGATAATAAAGTATTAGCTAATTCATCTATTTCATTATCTGTTAATATATCAATATCTTTTAATCTTAATAAACGATAAGCTGATAAAGCATTATCAATAACAATTTCTTGAGTTGTTGTATCTAATTTAGGTTCATCAAATTCTATATCTTCAAATTTAGTATTATTATATTCAATTATTGATGAATCACGTTCATTCAACATTTGTTCTATAAAATTTATTCCGTTATTAACTTGATCTTCCGTTTTAAATTGTGCCATCAAGTAAACTATTTTCTCTTTATCATCAGGTGATGCATTCTTTACTTTATAAAATAAATCTTGTAATTCAAAATTTGTGAATTCCCCTGGATTTAATAAATATTCTAATCCATACATTTCTAAATTATCAAGACTAATTTCATCATCCAAATGATCATAAGGATATTCTAAATTTTCTTGATCTTCAATTTGAAATGGATCATATAATAATTCTCTATCATCTAATAATAATTCTGCTAATAAATCATTTTCTTCTTGAGTTCTGAAATCTTGTCTTACGTAAGGAGGTTCAAGTACTGGTTCCTCAACACTTTCTTCTTCACTTTCCAGTATACTTTCTTCTTCACTTTCCAGTATACTTTCTTCTTCACTTTCTAGTATACTTTCTTCCATAGAGAGAAAATTATTGATTGGATAAAAAGGATTATCTTCGTTCAATATTTTAGGATATTGTTCTATTAACATTTGTACAGCTTTTTCTTTTTTAGAAGGATTTATTTGTTCAACATTTTTTATTTGAATATGTTTTTTTATAAAATTATCTATTTTTTTATTCTGTTTATTTATAACTTGTTTAGATGGTATATCTTTTTCTAATTCATCTACGTATATATCTATTCCATTATCATAAAAATCAATAGTAGGATTATCATTTGGACTTCTTGTTATCAATGCATAAATCATATCAAAAGGTAAGAAAAGAGAAGGTGGTGGATTTAAATTAACTTCATTTAAATAAGTAATAGATAAATAATTAATTTTGGGATTGAAAATATTATGATTTATAAAATACAAAATTCCCATTTTTTTATATATTTGTGTGCTTGAACTATTTACTTTTTTTATTAAATTATAAATATTTTGTTTTTCTGTATTATTAAATTGTAATATATTACTAATTCTTGTTTTCATTTTATCTAATTGTTCACTAATTTTTTTCATTGGAGGATTTTTAATAATTTTGAGAATTCGTAAAAGAACTTCAATTTGACTTTTGAGTTGATATAATAATGCAACATCTGATGATATAATTGGAATAATTTTTTGTAATATTTCAATATCTCTAGTTTTGCTAACTAAAGAAAATAATCTTTTAATCATTTTGAACGGAGAATAATAATAATTACTGAAATATAACTTTTCAATTTCTCGTGGCAAAGCATCAAGAGGTGGATTACTTTCTATGTTATAACCAATATATTCATGTTTCTGTCCTGATTGATTAGTAAGATATAAAATAATAAAATTTGTTATTTCAATAAAATTATTTTCTACTAATGATATCATATCTATTTTAACAAGTGTATTATCATGGAGTGCTTTTGATAATGGTATTTTTGTACCGTCAACATTTTTGAATCCTTGTAATATTTCTTTTGCTGACCATCTTAAAATTCTCCTATTTCTATAAATATTAAATATAGTATCATATGCATCTCCATCAATAATATTATCATTAATAATAGTTAAAATTTGTGTTATTTCATCTTTATTAAATAATCTATTTTCAAATAATTTTAGTGACATATCTTTTAATTCTGGATTAATATTGTAATATCCATTTCTACATTCACCAATATCAACATCATATCTATTATCAAGGCCTGCCTTAAATTCAGAAAAATAATGTTCTTTTCTCTTTGAAATATCCTTCACAATTTGTTTTAATTTTTTAATAAATTTTTTAATTACTTCATCTTTTGTACAACAATCCTCAAATGTTTCTATTAAATCTACATCACTAGGCCATTTTTGTATAGAATATTTATACGAACCCATTGGATGAGGACCATCTGGAAAAAAGCTAAGTAATTTAATATCTTTCAATAATTCTTCAGGATATGAATCAAGTGGCTTAATTTCTAAAAATGGATCTATATCTTGTTTTGGATTTAATGAAGTGTATGACATTACTTAATTGTGTATACTATTATAATATATTTTATTAGTAATTCAATTCTACTAAAATATATTATTTAATTTTAATAAATTATATCATCATACGCACAAACTTCATCACACATACCTGATCCTCTTTTTCTTTTCATTAACATTCCTAATAATCGTTTTTTTTGTGCTGCTGACATTCTTCCTCCCATTTTACGTTTCTTACTTCCATATTTAGTTTTACGTCTTTTTCCACCTGCTAATACCCCAGCACGGATACCTGCTTTAACACCTCCTTTTCGTTTCTTACTTCCATATTTAGTTTTCCTTCTCTTCCCTCCAGCCATTACTCCAGATCCACTATACGATTTACTAGCCATGATAAGGACTTTTTTATAAGGAACATCCATACCAACTTGTCTTCGAACTGCTTTAACATGTTTCAACCAAGGATTATGTTTTGCTCCCATTCTAGTTCCTGCTCCTTTTCTTGATTTACTTCTAGTTCCTGCTCCTTTTCTTGATTTACTTCTAGTTTTACTACCTTTACGACTTTTACTTTTCCGTCTATAACCTCCCATTGCTATTTTTCCTTCCAAGATTTGGTGAATTCTATTTCTCAAATAACTATCGTCCATTATATAATTACTTAATATTTTTATTATCTACTTTTATATAAATGCCTATTTATAGTCATAGAGATAATAAAGGAAATTATTATCAATGGGGACGACATGGAGCTAAATATTATTTTGATAATAATAGTTTATTTTCAAAAGTATTAGCAAAAAATAAAGCTGAACGTCAAGCTCGAGCAGTGTATTCACATGGATATAAAGGAAAATAAATCAAAAATGTATTTTTGTATAATTTTTTCTAACCTATAAAAATGGAGTTTATTATTATAGTCTAGTATTGTATCCTGTCATTTTATATATGTACCCACTAAAGTGGATACATATATAAAAATCGCGAGGCCGAAAAAAGCGTAGCGTTTGTAGGCCGTAAGCGTAGAGTTAATATCTCAGTGGGTAGGCGGAGCGAGATGGCAGGTACCGTCGAGCGTCAGCCTTGACCGGTAAGGTCAGGCTGCCGCCGTAATACGCAGATTTAGATACCTATAAATTTTATTACTCCATCAATATTATATTCATGATCTTTATCCTGTTCTTCTTTAGTAGTACTAGGCAATTCGTTTAATTTTTGTATTGTATTATCAACTATTTCATCATTCTCATTTTGTGAAATTACAAAAAGATCATTGTCAAATTCATTTAGATCTTCTGAATTATAATTATTATCTTGATCACGATTATATTCTCTTTCAACATTATTTATTACTTCCCATTGTAATTCAAATTTTTCAAATAGATCTTTCATTTGTTTATAATGCTGAAAACAATATACTCTATCATCAACACACTTTCTTTTGCATAAAGTATCCTTCTTAGGACCAATTATATATTTATATATACATTTTTGTTTATGACCTCTTCCAAAATTAATAATAGCTGGAGGATTACATTTATCACAACTAATTTTTGTTTCCTTTCCATTATTAGGTATATATGTCACAAATTTACATTTCTTGCAAGGACTCAAATAAAAATCACAATTATTGCAAAAATAATATTTATTTGATGAATGTAATTTAACTTTACAAGCACAAAATTTACAAAAAGTATAATTTCTCATTTTCTATATAATTAGTATAGATTTTAATTATATATCCAAATCAAATATTTTATCAGTATTCTTAGTTTGAGTATATGTAACTAATTGTGATACATTTGTATGACCAACAAATTTCGCTACAATATTCATTTGAAGTTTTTGTTCATTTAACAAATAATTAATACATGCATATCTAAGACTATGGGTATTACAATTAAAATATCTCAATAAATAATCTAAGACTCTTTTCTTTAGTCTTTTACTTATTACTAGAATAGAGATAGCTTCTGAATCTACGATTATATCAATAAATTTCTTATTAATCCATGTTGGAAAAGCCATTTTTCTAAATCTTGCTTTAGATATTTTCTTATTCTTTGTTTGCCAATTATATTTTACTCCAGCAGATTTTGCTATTTTTACAACAACTTTTTCGTTAAAATCTTTATTTTTTACAAATTCTTTTAGAAAAATCCTAAAAGCTGAACAAGCTTCAGAAATTCTTGATCCATTTTTTAATTGAATAAGTGCAACAATCACATATGCTATTTGATTATGAGTACAAGCTATCTCATAACCTGTTTGTTTTTTTTGTAATTTTTCACATAATTCATCGAGATTTTTTAGTAATTTCTGTTTTATAGTCAAATAATCAATATCTCTATCAAAGCCCTTTGCTATTTTATTATTCTCTTCTTCCATAATCATAATATCTTATACTTAACTAATATTTTTAAAATCGGACATACTCAGATATTTGAGTATGTCCGTTTTTCGATATAGTTGAATAAAGCCTTACAATCCTAAGTCCGATAGGTTACGCTATTCATCATTTTCCTCTTCGTGATATTAAGTCCCAATAGTTACTCTGCTCATTATTTTTTCTCTTCGTAATACAATGCGCTATCCAGTAATCTACTGTATTATAAAATCCATGCATTTCATAGAGTCTAAAAAAATAAGAATCGTTTTTAGGAAATTTAAGGCTCATTGGATTAGTTCCCTTAATTCTATTAAGAATACGAAAAAGTTTTCTATTTCTTTCGTGATTAAAAAAAGTATTTATTTTTTTTGTTTCTTTTTGAATACTTTTTTCGAATTTTAAATTAATATTTTTTTTCCTATAATATAAGTTATATACATCATTTGCTTTATAAATAATACCATCATATCCATGATCATAATAATTAAGTTTATCAATAAAAATTTTAATTATTTGTATTGATCTTATATTAAATTTTTGTTTGTGTTCTTTCTTATAAATTTTTATTAATTCAATATGAATTAAATTACAAATATCAGAATTAAATATTCTTTCCATAGGTCCGAAGGAGAAATTCTATATAAAAAGTATAGATTTATAATTTTTTATATTTTCATAGCATTCTTCACAAGAATAATTATATTTATCATCCTTATTACTATAATATTTTATTAATGGTATATGTTTATCACAATTTTCACATTTTAATTCTTTATATTTTATTTTTATACATTTATCGCATAAAAAACTACAATCATAACCATCTTCATATAATTTTTTATATTTATCACATCTTTCACATAAATTATATTCTAAATTATTTTCCATAGAATTTTATATAAAAAGTATAGATTTATAATTTTTATATAGAAAATATCTAAAAGTGCGTTTGGAATTTAGATGTTTTTATATAGTATTATTTTATAAAATGCCAGGATCTAAGACTGTGAAGAAACAACGTTGTGCGCACAAGTTTGAGCAAGGAGCAAATAAAGGAGAACGTTGTACTAGAAATTGTAGAGGGAAATTTTGTTTTAGTCATAAACCAAAAAATAAGAAACGCCAAGCTGAGTGGTTTCAGGAAAAACAGAAAGATAAGAAAGAATACAAACGTAAGACCTTCATGAAAAATATAATGAAAACTACTGATATTTCTAAACTACCTAGTTTAATAAAATACGAATTAAAATTTAAAGAAATACAAAATAATATATTATTATTGATAAAAGAATTAGGAGGAATTAATGATTTCTTAGGTTTTCCTCAGAAGAATATAATTAAATTTTTAGAAAAAAGAATAAATGGAAAAGCATATATTATAAATGACTTAGACGAAAAAACAATAGAAGAGATAAGAAAACATTTATCTAAAAATAATGAAGATAATGAAGAAATAACTGATAAAGAAATAATACATCATAATAATGAATTTAAAATTCCATATAGTAAACCTATATTTACTTCATTTACGGGAACTATTGATCAAGCAGAAAAAAGAAAAAAAATAATATTAGAAATAAAATCGAAAATTATTCAAGATGGACGATTTACGTCTGATATTATCAATTGTATTAGACAAAAGAAACAAGAATTAGAATTAAATACTGATTCTGATTCTGATTCTGAATAAATACTATAATATGTTATTACATAATATATTATAATAAAAATAAAAATAATAATAAAAATAATAATAATAAATAGATAAGTCTATGATAGAAAAATTCTAAATTAGAAAAATGAAATACTTAATAAATCAATCGCAAATAACATCTAAATAAAAATAGTAGGATAAGGTTACTCACAGAAAAACACTCTATATGTTTTTTTTTAAATAATAGATATACTAATGATAAATAAATCATCTAAATATTTACCTTTAAAAATGACCTTTATAAAAAAGGAATTCAAATAAAATTATATTATATACGAAGAATTAAATGAAATGCTTAAAACTTTGAAAACAATTTAGATGTTTTTATATAACTTAGCATATCCATTATTAAAAATTAAAACATATTTAGTCTTTTTATTATAGGTAGTATATCCATTATTTTTATTTATATGATATTTTTTACGATATTTTACAATATTCTATTAATAGTAATTTAAAATCTATACTAAATATATAGAAATCAATTGAAATGCCAAAATCAAAATTATTAAAAACTACAATAGTTTGTAAACATTGTGGTCATAGAGCAAAGCTTCACGAACAATACAAAATGTATATTTGTAAGCAATGTGTAAGAGGATTATATTCAAAAGATATTGAAGAAAGAAGAATGCAATTCTGGATGAAGGCTTTTTATAATATTGAATAAAATGTATTTTTACTTAATATATTTTATTTAATTCTTCGATAGCCTTATATCTTGAAATAGCCTGACGACTTCGCGATTTATAATGATAGATTCTTTGATATCCAAATAATAAATATCCTAATTCTTTGATAATACGGATCATTTCTAGAATATACTTTAGTAGACTTTAGTAGACTTTTTTTGAATTACTTACATTGCTATTGACCAATTCCATACATAAACTGTTGATGCTGCTAATACTGCCGTATTTGATATCGTAAAAGTTGTTGTACTTGTAGCTGTTGAATAAAATTCTAGTGTTGAATTGGCAGCGAATGAATTAGCTGGGGATAAAATAACTCCAAAATTAGAAATTGGTGTAGGAACTGTTGAAAATGTTATTGTAGCCATTAAACCAACAGTTGTTGGAGTTCCTGTTCCGGTAGTTAAAGTTATTGTTCCACCAAGTTGTGATCCTGTTGCTGTTACCGTGGCTCCAGTTCCAACCACTGTCGTGGCTCCAACAATTCCTGTCGGAGTTGTATAATATCCTTGAAGAAATGCATTTACTTTAACCAAATTAGAAGTAATTTGAAGTTGACTATTAACTGCTACTCCACCAGAATTTCCTATGCATACTTTATTCGTACCTGTATTAGCTACAACAGTATCTCCTATTAAAGTATTATTAAAATATGCAAAGGAACCGTCTGCAGTTGCAAATGTACTATCACCAGTAACAAAACCACTATTTGAAGCACTAGTAACATTTACATTTGAAAATGTGACTGCATTTGTCGTGTTTAATGATTGATTGAATATATTTGGACCTGGTAGACCTTGAGGTCCTATAAATTGCCCTTGTGCTCCTACTGAAAAACCATTAAGTGTCTTACAAAATAGATTCAATGGATTAGGAACTAAGATATTTTGCAAACTCATAATAATTATACTAATAGATAATATAATTATTGCGTTTATATATAATTATGTAATTGTTTGCCATATTGTCCCATTCCAAACTTGCGGACTTGTCAATGTAGTATTAAATACCATTAAACCAATGGGAGGATTAGTTATATATGTAGTTATTTCTATTGTTGTTACAGCTAATAATATATTATTAAGTAATCTTGATTTAATTAATTGTTGTCTTGCTATTGTAGCCACTTCAGCTAATGTTATTTCTAATAATTGCGTATTTGTTGGTTGAGAAACTGGAGGAGTTATTGAACTAATCCATGATGTTATTTGAACTTGTTGATTTCCTGGATCATATAATGTAAATTGAACATTATCATCTCCATTTGATTGCGCATAATAAATACAAGCATCATAAAAATTATTAAATAATTGAGTAGGATTCATATATTATAATATATATTTTTAATTTTCATCCTGTGAAAAATTAATTTGTAATATATGAAACCGTAATTAAACAATAATTACTGATAGATGTTGCAAAACCAACAACAGTTAATGCCGTACCACTTGTTTGGTAAACTTGTACTTTCATTGTATCATTTACATTAAATGAATCCGAATAAGTCGAATTATATTGTGATACATCTAATGAATTTGTATTTTGCCTTTGAGCTGCAATTGAAGCACTTGCACTTGCATTTTTATTAAAATTCACAAATCTCTCCCCTACTGTATTACTCGTAAATGTTACACAAGTAGTAAATGTATACACACCAGCAATATTTATTGTAAAAATACCACTTGCTAATGTTAAATTAGTAGTTGATGTATCTGTAGTATCCCACACTAAAGTTGTAACAGAACTAGATGTAAGTGATTGTGAAGTATTTAAATGATATCGTCCAACCCCTAAAGTTGGAACTGTTGTTTCAGAACGATATTCAACAAGACCACTGGTTGAATTCCTAACTAAAAGTTGAGTTTGCGTATTATCATTAGTTAATGAAGTATTTAAAGTTATTCCTGCGAAACTAGGACTCGATGTAGTTTGAATACCTTGAGCTGTATCAATTGAAATATTACCAATACCAGGGGTAATTGTTAAATTTCCTGTAGAATTTGTTATTGATCCAGCGGTTGGTGCAGCACTAGTATTTCCAATAAGAAGTTGTCCATTAGTTAAAGTATTTCCACCAATAAGACCTAAAGATCCAGATGTAAGAATTCCAAAAGGAGTAGCAGTTTGTACAAAAGGTAAATTAAAGTTTGTTGTAGCTGTTAAACTTGGAGTTGACACACTTCCAAACGTCACACTGGATGATGTTGCAATTGGCTGTGGAGTCGATAATGTATAACTTGGAGAACTTCCCGTAACAATTACTTCATTAGCTGTACCAGTTATTGTGACAGAAGGACCTGTAGATCCTGTTAAACCTATTGATCCAGTAGGACCAGTGACTCCAGTATGTCCGGTAAAACCTGTTGGACCTGTAAAACCTGTTGGACCGGTAGAACCCGTGGGTCCAATTATTCCTGTTTGTCCTGTATTACCAGTGGGTCCAATTATTCCTGTTGGTCCTGTAAAACCTGTTGGACCGGTAGAACCCATGGGTCCAATTATTCCTGTTTGTCCTGTATTACCCGTGGGTCCAATTATTCCTGTTTGTCCTGTATTACCAGTGGGTCCAATTATTCCTGTTGGTCCTGTAAAACCTGTTGGACCGGTAGAACCCGTGGGTCCAATTATTCCTGTTTGTCCTGTATTACCCGTGGGTCCAATTATTCCTGTTTGTCCTGTATTACCCGTGGGTCCAATTATTCCTGTTGGTCCTGTAAAACCTGTTGGACCGGTAGAACCAGTGGGCCCAATTATTCCTGTTGGTCCTGTATTACCCATGGGTCCAATTATTCCTGTTGGTCCTGTAAAACCTGTAGGTCCTGTATTACCCGTGGGTCCAATTATTCCTGTTGGTCCTGTAAAACCTGTTGGACCGGTAGAACCAGTGGGCCCAATTATTCCTGTTGGTCCGGTAGAACCAGTGGGTCCAGTAGCTCCAGTTAGACCGATTAATCCTATTATTCCTTGTAATCCTTGAAAACCCTGTGATCCTTGAAGTCCTATTGGTCCAGTAGCACCGGTCAATCCTATTAATCCTTGAGATCCTCTGAAACCTTGTAATCCTTGCGGTCCTTCGGGTCCTAAGGGTCCAGGATATGGATATGGAAGTCCATTAATTGTACCTACAAAAATATTCAATTGATTTTCAGTTAACAAATTAGATAAACTCATTGAATTTATATAATAAGTTGATATTTTTAAGTTGATATTTTTAAGTTGCAATTTGGGTTATGATTGAAACATCTATTTGACAATAGGTTTCTTGACTACTATTGAAACCAACAAGATTAAGAGCTCCACCACTTTGTTGATATGCTAAAAGTGTTACTATTTCACCAATA